TCCAAATTTAGCTTGAGCTGTAGATAATTGTGCTTGGTTATATGCAGTAAACTCAACTGAATTTTCAGATCCATTAGTTACATTGTAAATAGAAGCTTGTTCTAAAGATCCTGTATCTGCATTAAATTCTATTCCTGAAACAGATACACTACCGTCTGCTATGTTTTCTGTTTCTGTGCCTGTAATTACTGTTATACCGTCACCAACACCAAACTGACCTGCGCCCCAGTATTCAGTACCCCATTCATCATTTGCTGGTGAAGTAACTTCAACAATTACTAATTCTCCACCAAATACATCATTAATTGAAGATGTAATTTCATTACTATTTGGTGTAACAAGTACTGAAGTTCCAGCAACTTCGTTTCCTAATACTGTAGTAACTTCACTGCCTGTAACATCAACGTTTGCATCACCATTAATTGTTGGAGTTTCTGTATTTGCGTTAATTTCATTTCCAGAAACTAAAATATCAGGGTTAGCTAAGTCACCCCATTCACCTTCACCCCAAGCTAGACCACCCCATCCAATTTGAATCTGAGCATCTACCGTTACTGGTTCTAAAGTTAAATTTAATTGTGATCCACTTAAAAGGACATCGCCAAAAATACCCCAACCGTTTTCACCATAAGGTCCTCCGCCCCATCCAGCATTAATTTCTCCAGTTACATCTTCTGTTCCTAGTGAAGGAGTTAATTGAAAACCTGTTACAGTTGCGAGAGCATCAGTTAGGTTACCCCAACTTTGTACTCCCCAAAATTGACCACCCCAACCATCTAGTTGGTAAGAGTCTACTGTTCCTGATGATGTGGATATTACGTTACTACTTGGGATTATAGTGTTTTGATCACTCTCCCATGAGTTAGAACCCCATGTATTCGAACCCCAAGTAGTCGACATTCATACTCCCTCGATTAGGCGATTCTTAAGATCGCTGACGACGAAGTAAAGTTTGGAAACTGAATAGTAAATGTTCCTGAAGTTGCAGTTTTATCAGAACCAAAATCTAAAACACAAACTGCTTTGTTCGCTTCAGTTGAGTTATAGATTAGAGCACCTCTCGCAGTAAGTGTAACTCCTGTGAAAGATAAATCTGCAAAGTCAACTATTGCGACTCCGCCTGTTGCTAATGAAACTTGTTGTGATTGTAATGTGCCACCCTTAGCAACATACTGACCTGAATCTGCTACTTCATTTGAAGCTGTGTATGCTGTTGTTGCTGAACTTAAGGTTGCTGCTGATGTGTATAAAGCTAATTTAAATACGTCTCCGCCTGATTCTAAATCGTGAATTCCTTGAAGAATTTCAGATTTAAAAGAATTAGCTACTGCTTGTGATATTGCCATGTTATTTTCTCCTTATTAAAAATCTTTAATTATTAGGTGAAGGCGAAGGAATTTTAACTCTTGGCACTCCATCCATATACTCGTCTCTACGTCTTCTGCCCATTTGCTCTAACGCAAAACTTTGTACAGCTACATTATACTTGTCTGAGTAGACTTTGTACATATCCATAGGCCCTTTTAAAAACTCATATGCCTGCATCATTGTAGCATAAAATAGAAGATCAGGTACGTTTTGAGATAAATATGTTTCTGTATTTGTAGCTGAAAGAGCATCTGGAGTATAGATATAACTCAATTGTACTTGATACTGTAAGTCTGGCGCAGGAGCCATAATTATAGTAGTTTCCTTCCAGTTAGCATAATATTTAGGTACCCCTGTAGCTCCATTATTATTGTATTCAAAAATAAAACTTGTATCTCTTTTATCTAAGTATTCTTTAGTCACAGGTGATTGATTTGAATCGTAGACTAAAAAAGATCTAACTATAATTGATCTTCTAGTAGTGTTTGTTCCTGAAGCGCCTGAAGCGTTAGGTAAATCTAAATAAGGAGATCCTATGTTTAGATTCGCTGTAGCATATTCTCTAGTATAATCAGCATCTACTTCTCTAAATATACGAAGTTCTGCATCTCTGATCATGCTTTGAAGAATAGAATCTGTTAAAACAGTATCATCAACTTCTGTATAATCTCTTACCTTTTGTAATAATTCAGCATACGTCATGATATATCTATTGTAACACTCCCTACTCTTGAACCCAACTGTCTCTTATTATTTTCTTCTAAAGGATCTATAGAAGGTTGCATGCCGTTAGACGTAAACTGTCCATCCCAATATCTAGGATCTAAGTAAACAGTAACAGGTGAAGTTCTTTGTGGTCTTGCATTCCATAAAGCTACAGGATCTGCCATGTGTGGCTTAGGATCTAGTTGTGGATGTTTTGCTTCAAATTCAGATGTATGCACCCATGAACCATTCCACTCTTTTACCATTTCTCTATATGGGAAAGCTTGTCCTGATCTATCTGAAATCGATTGTGCATATTTACCTTTTGAATAAGCCATAATTAACCTTGTGGGTAATAAACATTAGGAGTGATGTAAACAGATGTTCTTTGTCCATCTTCTTCTAATGCTCTTTTTAATTCATCTTCGTATAATAATTTTAATGCTTGTATTCTATCAGGTGCAATTTTTTGAGATAAATAAAATGCTAAACCAGAAACCATGCAAGGATAAAATCTAAATGGCATATCTGAAGTATTAGAATAAGCTCCTGCATCTTCAATTCTTGCAAGATAATAATAGAATATATTACTCACTGCGCTCGTATCAGGAGCCAGATATAAACTTATAGTAGGATTAATTTGTCTATTAACATAGTACTGAGAAGGTGTTCCTGTATCAGTTTTATTTGGAATAGCGATATACTCAGATCTAGATATTTTAGTTAAAGTTTGCTGTGTACCTCCCGTTGTAGTTACAACAGCTTCTAATACATCATTACAATCGTCTGGCGTATTATAAGTTATAGTACCATTGACTAAAGTTTCTGTTTTGGATTTAACTTTCCAAAGATTAATACCTCTATTGCCCCATTCAGAAAATAAAAGATTTAAACTTCTTCTAGCAGATTTAATATCGTGACCAGAATTAGTTCTTACTCCGCATCTTTCGTAAGCTTCTTCAATAGCTTCGTCAATCGTGATATTAAAACTTGTAGTTCCCGATGTAGCCATTTCATCCTTAAGCTTTTATTGCTTTTTGTAATTCAATCGGTAAGTCTTTTTGCTTTTCAGTAAGTTTACCTGTTTTAGCTTTAGTCATTTTACCATACTTAGCTGTAGCCATCTTACCATATTTAGCTTTCATCATAGGATTTAATTTATATCCTTTTTTTCCACCACCCATATTCATAACTTATCTCCTTTTAATTATTTTAATAAATCTCCGTAATAATCACCTAAACTTTTATTAGATAATTCTATGTTAGCAGAATCATGTTTTATAAATTTACCATTATAAGCTGCTGTATATTTTAACTTACCTTTTTCACCATACTCTGAAATAGGATTCTGAATTTTTTTCAAATCTTTTCTTCTTTGGTTTCTATCTCCTGAAACAGGTTCTTTTTTCTTTTTCTCTTTTGTTTCAGCATGTAAACCAACATTTGCTTTTTTAACACAATTGGGAACACTACGACCATTCTTAGTCTTCATCCCAATCATTTCATAACCTTTCCAACAAGGTCCCTTTTTTGCCATTTAAATCTCCTTCTGTGCCGCGGCATTCAGAGTGTATAACTTCTGCTTTTTGCGGTTATATAACTTCTTAGATTGTACCACTCTTGGTCTAAACAGTAAATGTCCTAGAGAGAGGATTCTTTTTATTGGGTTTTTTGGTGTATTGTTTCTTTTTTTCTTTTTTCTCATCTTTAGCGCCTCTTAGCTTACCATCAATCTGTTGTGTCATTTGTGATCTTGTTATTGCCATATGTCTCCTATCTTACTTTAATATTATTTAAAAAAATAACTATACTTAATCTTTCGTCATTTTCCAAGTCTGAGATACCGTGTTTAAAGTTACCATCATAGGCTACTAGCCTATTGAATTTAGATCCTACTTTAATACTCAAATCTTCATTACTGTATATTGAAGTACCATTATTAAAATTGTGTTCTTTGTCTAAATAAATTACTCCAGCTAGCTCAGTACCATCTTGATGTATTTGAGCATATTTTTTTCTGTTTAACCAATCCTGTTTATTTATTTTGTGAAAACAAACATGGGTGTAATCAACTTTAATATCGCTTTTGTTGTAATACAAATATAGAAAATTACTTATAATATACCAATTTAAATTAGTATCGATCTTAGATAAATCTGGACTTCTTAAACCGCACCAATTATGAGATTCATCAGGATTAAGCCATTCAACTGATTTTGAAATATTAATAACTTGTTCAGGGTTTTTGAAAAAATTATCTTTAACAATTATTGGTTTCACTTTAAAAGATCTACTGCCTTACCTATGATAGGTTTGTATTTAACTTTCTTATCTTCTCTATAAGCATGCATAAACTGTCTTCTTGGTTGATAGGGTATCCAACTTGCGTGAATCCAGCCACTATTAGGCTCTCCTGGCGTATAGAATTCTAAAATAAGTTGATCTGTCTCTAAGCATTTATGTATCCAATCAGCGACCTCAGCATT